AAAGTTAACCAGTGTCCGCTTGTACTTCTTGATGATGGTCGCTACCGCCATGCTCATTCCCGCACCATCGCGGTTGCCTTGGCTCACCATGCCCTGACTGTCCATCGTGCCAGTGGCTTGCAGAAGCATCCTTTCAAAGTCCTTGGCGGTCGCCATGTTGTTCAGGCTAGTCTCGCCAAACTTGAACGGATAGAGAATCTCAGCCGGATTGCCGTTCACCATGAACGCCTTGCCGGGCTTCACCTCAAACTTGGCGCCACGCGGCAGACGGGTTGCGTCCAGGCCCATCATCGGGGATGTGGTCAGAGCCAGGCTGTCCAGATGGCTACGCACTTGCGCGTCGATCGCCTTCTGCATGTTGTAAGACTTCTCAACCGTCCCCCGCCCCAACAGGCGATTCGGCACAGTGTCGTCCTGATAGCTGATAATCGGACGGTCTTTCATCATGTAAGGATTAGCTTCAGCCTTCAGCAGCACCCCATCATTTGCGATGACCACAATGGCCTCGACCATGTTGGAATAGTCATCCGCCACGCTGCTATCGGGGAACAACTCAACAACTTCCTTGTTTTCCTCAAGATTCTCAAGATACTCTTTAGGCACCAGACCGTAATAGGTCAGAACGCGCACCTTCTGGTCACGATACTGCGTCACTTCCTGCGTCGGCTCCAGATCAGTGTCCTCCGAAGCAGTGCCAATATCTACCTTGCGATAGATACCCATCTCCATGCCCTGCACAATCTTGTGGATACCGACATACTTCTCCACCGCCACGCCCATGCAGTCATCAATCGTCGTGCCGTTCGGGTCAAACAGGAAATTCTTGGGGTTTACAGGCACAATCTTCACCGCAATGCGGCTTTTTTCCACCACGCCAATCGCCGCCTGCCCCATCTCGCCCGGAATCGGCTTCGTTGCCGGTTCAAATATCTGCTCCGTCTTGACAATGATCTCGCCAATGCCAGTGCCGTAGATTTCCGCCATCAGTTCAATCTGGTCAATAGACTTGCGGATCTTGTCTATCTTAAAATCTTCCATCATCTGCAATTTCAAAGCCTCAACGTCCAGCGGATTGCCGTTTACATCTTGCAAATCGTCTTTGATGTCGAAAAAGTCACCCTGGCCGAAGATCGCCTCCATAATCTCAGCATGGCGAGTCTCAACGGCCTGCTGTGTTGCGGGAGTTACAATCCGGCTGCGCTCTGATTCCCGCGTTTTGTCCTCAGATGCCCATTCACCACGAAAAATACGCTCATACTCAAGATATGAGGTCATGAAATTGGTGTTTCGATAATCCCGCCACCGGTCGCAGTGGTCAACGACAAACGCTGTCAGTTCTTTGTCGTTTTCAGTGGGTTGCTGATATTCGTTTTGTTCCATAATATTACCTTGTCGTATCTACAAATGGATCGGCATACATAGGATTTGTTGGCGCAGAGTTTACTATAGGCGCAAAAATATCCGAATCCTTAAGTCCTAGATCACGCGCAGATTGCAATATCTGTAAGTATTTATGAGCCTGAATGTCCTGCGGACGAGTCGTAAACATATCTCGAACTACATCATAAGCCTCTGGATTTGCAGGCCATTGACGAGTTCCTTCACCAACAGCGTCGTTGTATGCAGAAACCAATGAAAATCCAGCCAATGGACTTGGATCGTATTTTCCACCATCTAGCCCACGATTAGTTACTCGGACAGCGCCAGCATTTAAAAGAGCATCAAAGTTTAACGGACGAAAATCAGCAGATAACTTCTTGTTATCAAAAGTAAAATCTTTATACTTTTCTAAATCTGTGATCTTGCTTAAATAATCCATCAAATCCCCGCAATGATGTCCATCGGCTTCCACACGTAATCTTCGTTTTCTTCCTCAAAATAGCTTGTCACCGCTAACTGGTCGATATAGCTCAGCGCGTCGCAATTATGAACCAAAATTCCGTTAGCATAGTAACTGTGGGCGTGCTCAACGGTTAGATTGTAGACGCTTTGCCTTTGCTTCAGTGGTGTAATAGTCTGGGTGCTCTTTTCGCCAATTTGTTGCAGAGCATTTGCCACCGCAGAAATACACCTTTGTCGTTTTGAGCGATTGAAAGATGATGCCGCACTGTTTGCATGTGTGCTCAACTGGTTTTCTGTTTTCCCAAGCTGCGTGAGCGTTTTCTTTGTGCCAAGCCAAACCTTCTGGAGATGAGTGCCAAGCTGCGGCACTAGGCCGGATGGCCTCCAAGTGCGCCAGGCTCTCAGGCCGTTTGGCGTTTGCGCTGCGCTGTTCAGAATGTTCATCCCCATGTGCAGAGACGGTGAGACATTCCAAGTTGGAAATGTCGTTGTTCGACCAATTTCCGTCTTTGTGGTGGATGTGATGCTTTGCGGGAATAACCCCGTTGTGAAACTCCCAAACATGCCGGTGCAGTAAGCCGCCGCCAGCCTTGGTAAAGTACCGCCTGTGAGCCAGCTTATTAGCTTCTGGATACCGGTTGTACTTGTAGCCGTTAAAGTAAACAGACTCCTTGACCACGCCAACTTTGCTCGGAAAACCCATGATGAAACTCCTGTATGTTGATGCACAAGAATATCATCTTTACGGATATTTTGTAAGTCAATCCATCCGCGATTCGTCATGATCGGATGGTTTTTTGTTCCGATAAGTTGACCGTTCAGAGATAAGACTTCAGCCGCCGCGTTAGTCATACGCTGCGCTAAAACTCTACGGGGGCCATCAGGAGTGTCTACTAGGTCATTGACGCGCAAATGCTCAATCTGCATCAGCCCGTTTGGTGTGGAAATCATCGTTCCAGCAACAAAGCAAAGGTCATCGTGAACCCCTTGAGCCGGAAACATAATGATCTGGTCTACAAAGTCAGACCAGTCCTTCTTGTTGTTCAGCACAATGCGCCCATGCTCAAACCGGCCCTGCAATGACCAAATGATTCTATCAGCTTTCTTTCTGTTGCCATGCGTCAGGTCGATGATGTGGCTGTAGACGTTGTTTTTCCTCATCAAGTCCGACAAATACGGCAGCACAGCATTTTTCAACGCCCCGCGCTCAATGCCCACGCTTATCGGCTGATAATCCCGCATCTTCATCAGTATCTTGGCAGAGGTTTCTCTAATATCCCAACGCCCATGCTCAATTTCCTCCACAAACCACTGCCCATCCTCCGTCACCTTCACCACCGCAATCGCAGACTCGTCCAGGCGCTTCTTCACATTCGCCGCCTGCTTCGCCACTTCCTCAAAGCCAGCCAGATCCACCGCTACAAAGTAGCTCCCATGCTCCGGTGCCTCGCCATACTTCAGCCATTCTTCCTTGAATATGTCCGAACCCGCATTGCTGAAGCTCGCCATATACTCTTGCTTGAAGGAAAAGCTCGATAACGTCTTTTTCGCAGACTCAATCTCAGTCGGGTCAATCAACGGATTGTCGGCAGTCGTAAAATGCCAAGACTTCCAATCGCTATCCTGCTCATCCTGCCCCAAATTCCACAGGTCAAAAAACCAGTTGCGGCCTTTAGGAGTCCCGATGAACATCGCCGCACCCTTCTTATCCGACAAGCTGGCTCTTATGACCTGCTCCCAAGCCGCTGGCTTAATGTCAGCCACCTCGTCCAGCACAGCATATGTCAAGCTCACACCCCGCAAGGTATCCGGCCTGTCTGCCCCGCGCACATAAATCCTCGCGCCGTTAATCATCGTAATATCAAGATTGTTCACATGGCTGGACTGAATCACCTCTCGACCCAATTCCAGCAACAAATCCCAAATGATCTGCCGCGACTGTCCCATGGTAGGACTAACATACAGAACCGCACTCCCCGCCGGACAGCGCAACGCCTCGATCAGCAGAATCGTTGCCGCCAGCCTAGACTTGCCACACCGCCGGCCAGCAGCAATAACCTTGAAGCGCGTGGAATCTAGGTATACCGTTTGTTGCCAGGGCAAAAGGGCAAACGTCAGGTCAGACATTAGCGGCGTTGCTGCATGGCTTTTATCCTATCCATAATGCTCTGCGCCTCTATCGTCTGATCCAGACTCACATCCTTGGCTGAAGGATCGCCAGTAAGAATACGCGCCAGGATGGTCTGCTTGGACGCATTGGCATCCTTCTCATACTCGCTTCCGCGAAACGCTTCCATCTGACTTTTTGTAAGGTCAAACGATGGATTGACTTTATTCTGGCGCATGAAAATCCGCAGCGCCTCATTTTGCAACACCGAATTGAGTTCGTTCTTGGACAACGTAGAGAACGGATTGATGATGATCTTGCTGTCATCAGTCGCCATGCCAGCGACCTCCGGTCGTTTCTTGAAGAACTCAAGCTCGCTTTTGTACGGGTCTCGCACACCGTACATATTCACCAGATAGTTAAGGTTGTCCATTATTTAGTCTCTATATGTTGCTACGGCAAAAGCTGGAAGTATTAGTCATTTGTTCCTCGCTCAGACATCCGTGACATCCTTTGCGTCAATAACTGCCGCGTCAATAACTGCCGCATCCTCAACCACCGCGCCCAATCCAGTGATATTGATCGTCACCGCGCTCCGTTGCTGCTTATCCTTCTCAAACAGGCTTACAGGTAAAGTCCTGTCCATGCACAGCTTAATCATTGCCGCCTGCGAAGGGTGGTTGTCGTTCAGCGCAATCTCAATCGCCTTATTTACCACCAGCTCACCGGCGCCATTGATCAACAGTTTCTTCAGTTCCCCAATCCTCTGGTGGTCAGTCTTCAACACCAGTGGCGACGGTGGCCGACCGATCATCTTCGTGCCTAGAGGCCGACCTACGTTGCGCTTGATCTTGGTTTCGTTCTCAGTCATATCCATGCCCGTAAAGGTAGCATATTTCCTAGTTTCACTTTTCAGCCGTGAATAATGGTTTGTATTGTTTTCGCATTTCATCCGAGCACTTTTTTGCATCTTCAAAAGATTTAAAGAGCCGAACGTATGATTTCCCAGCCGATTTAATTCTTACCCTGAATCTACTTCTATTAACTATCCAATATACGTGAGGGTATAGGTTATTTTTTGCTGGCAATCTGTTTTGGCTGTTTTCAAAGTCGGTAACCACCCTTAAGTTGCATAAGCGGTTGTCATTCTTTAGCCTATTTATGTGGTCTAGATGGCCTTTAGGAAACTCGCCGTAAGCGTACAACCAAGCAGCGCGATGCTGTAAATACATTTTGTAGTCAATGCAGAAACAAAGATACCCGTCCATATTTGGCTTATTACTTATTCTTCGCCCAGCTGCGTTTACTGATTTTATTCTGGTGAACAAGCCAGTTTCAGCGTCATAGGTCATTAGTTCTTTTAGCCGAGCTTGAGTTAGCATGATTTTTCCTGTGTTATTAGTACCCTCACAAGGTAGCATAAACACAGGAAAAGTAAATTTCCTCTCTTCGGTATAGCGGAGGGTACAACAATAATTACGCGCAGCCCCAGGCCCACCCCCCCCCATATCGTCGATTGTCGAATTTGACATAATATGCATTATACGCTATTGCGCTGCACCAACCTTTAATAATCAATAGGTTACAGAGGCCAACGCACTGGCAATCAGCTCAAAAGCCCATGTTGCACTGCACTTCGCATAAAAAGTCCACAGTCTGAACGCTCGATGCCCACAGTCTGGACGGTCGGAGGCCGAAACCACCCCAGAAGTGACAAAAATTGTCACTATGTGACGCGGATGGTCACTTTCTGCCCTACCTGGTCACTTCCCGCACCACCTAATCAGATAATTTAATGGGGTCATAAGTAAAATTTATGATGCCACTGGTTTATTTAATATCACAACCCTTGAGGAACCGCCAGAATCATCACCACTGCGTCCAGATCACTCGACAGGGTGCATGGCTACACTGATGCACTCCAACGCCATGTCGGGCCTATAGCCGAGGTTGTGGGCATGACGGTAGAGGTCGAGCACCACCAAGAA